TTCTTCGATCGGTATCTGATTCGATGATCAGAGCTGCGATCCCGGGCGAAGCTATCATCCCGGAGCGGTAAATGAGCGAAGAGTGATCTTCGCTTGCAAACCTTATTCGATTGATTTTCAATGTCTTGGGTGATTTGCCCCTCCAACCGCTCCGCTGAGCGATGTGCATAAGTAGGGAGAAAGTTCTACATGTGCAACTTTTAACTTAAATAATTTAATAGTGAAAATGTAATCGCTGAGAATCAGCAATTTAGATGTAGGAGTATTTTCCTAAATTCGGTCGAAGTTCTGCGAAGCATCGCATCATGATCGCATCTGCGAAGTCCGGAGAGATTCCATGCATCCGGGAGATCTCTTCCTTTCCGATCACTGCGAGTCGCTGATCTTGATCCGGGTTCTTTCTTCTGATCATGTCAAGCTCGCGCATGATCACGTCTCGATGCGAAGAAGGAAAGATGATCCTTTGATCTTCGATGAGCTCTGCGAGCTTGAAGTAGCACTCGCTCTTGAGATTTGAATACCGCTCCGGTTTGGTCGCTCTTGATCCGTTCAGGAAACCTCTGCATCCACGAACTGCATCAACCGCACCTCCTCCGACTCCGTCTTCATCGATGATGATGTTCGAAGATCGCACCGCATGAATTCTCTGAAGATTCAAGATCTTGTCGGTGATCTCCGGGATGCGCATCTTTCTGAACTCATGAATCTCGACAAGCTGCAGAGATCTCCATACGCAGATGATCGTTCGGTCTTTGCCTAATCGAGCAACGTCTGCGCTGATGAAAGTTTCTCCTTCGAGAGCTTCTGATCTGAAGCATCGAATGAGATTCTCCTGAGAGAAAAGCTTGTCGATGCTTTCATCGTATAGCCAATCTCCGTCAAGCAATCTCTTTCGATCCTGCTCAGGAAGCAAACCAAGAGTGCGCACGTAGCTCTCAGGAAGGAAAGGGTTATCTCCTGCTCTTGATTGAATAAAGGAAAGATGATCCGGAAGCGATCCCTCAGAGTAAGGATGAAAGAACTCATTGAATAACCAACCCTTCGAGGGGTTGCAAGTGAGCAATCCTTTCGGAGGTAGGTTTAATTCACGCAGCTTGAAGCGCACCCTTGAGCGAAGGATGTCGATCGCTTTTTTTGATACCTGAGAAGCTTCGTCTACGAAGAAGTCAGTGATCTCGAGCGATCCTAACGAATCGAAATTTACATCTGAAGGGTATGCGAAAAGATCCTTCAGGATGATCTCTGATCCATTCGGAAAGACGATCATCTTTGAGTTCGGAAGATAGCGGTAATTGAGATCAGCTTTCAGTCCATGCAAAGCAGCGACCTCGAAGAAAGTTTTCAGCGTGGTCTTTTTCAAAGCATCGAGCTGAGATCTTCCGATCAAACCGCGAGTGCCGGGATACTTGAGTCTCCTTTGAAGCTGCCACAAACACCCGGTGAAACTTTTCGATCCTCCTGCAGCTCCTCCAAAAAGAACAAGCTCTGCAGAAGAATCAACTGCAAGCGATCTCAAGCACTCGATCTGCTTCGGAAGGAGAGTGATCATGATCAGAAAGGAAGATCATCCTCTGACTTTTGTGATGATTCTGATGATGATCGAGCTTGCATCTCAGAGATCTGCAGTGAAAGATACTTTCCTTTCTTTCCTTCTCGCAGCCACGCAGATATTCTCTTCTCCGTTCCTGCGATCATGATCGTTCCGGAATAGTCCGGAGACTTGTCATGCTTCTTCTGATCATTCCGGAAAAGTGATCCGGAGTTATCCTTCGGTATAAACGCCATGTATTTGTGATATTACTTTTTCGACTGAGATTCCTGAAAGCTCGCTGATCTTTTGAAGATGCTTCACTTTTATGCATGAAGGATCTTTCAACCAATCATCGATAGTCCACCGACTGATTCCGATCGCTCGCGCAAACTTTGCTTTCGATCCGAAGTGATCTTCAATGATGATGTTCAAACTCATGATACTTTCACTATTTTTACCGCACGAATATAGTGGAAAAACTTCTCCGCTTGAGTGGAAACTTTGAACGAAGCAATCAAAAAGAACCTCGAGAAGTGGAGATCTCATGCAAGAGGACTGATGAAAAGTCAAGTCAAAGGAGATGATCTGCTTGCAGAAGTTCTCCTGAAGATCTGCGAAAATCAAAAGGAAACTGCAGAGAAGCTCGCTTCCGAAGGTAAACTCACTTGGTATGTCAATCGATCGATCTATTTGATGTCGATTGACGAATCAAGCAGATACGCTTTGAAGTATGAACGATATGCTTCAGCGTGGAAAGATGATGATGATTCTTTCATGAGCATCGAAGAAGATCGCACGTGGCTCGGTTCTCGAATCGACAACGAGTATCTTGATTCATGGATCGCACTGATGCCTGAAAAGGAAGCGATCATGATGCGACTCTACATGATGGACGGCTTCAGTTATTCGGATCTCTCTCAAGCTACCGGAATTCCGGTGAAGATACTCTACAAGATAACCGAAAAAGCAATTACCAAACTCCGCAAACATGCCACGCTTCGCAGTTCCTCCTCACGTTAGAGCTCAGAGATATCACTCATGTCTCTCATGCAAGCACTTTGTCTCTTCCACTCGCTCATGCGGAACGCTGATCGTTGGAAAGGATCTCACTGATGAGCAAGTCGCTGAAATATCAGAAGAGCTTTTGATCACTCATCGCAAAAAGAAGATCCGACTCTGCGGTTGCGTTATGCCGGTGAAAGCTTACCTCGCTTTCGCATCATGTCCGATCGGAAAGTGGAACATGCATCGGATCGATTCTGATGATGTCAATAAACTCAGAGCTTTCATCGACTCTCTCGAAGGAAAGAGCAAGCTCTCGCAGGAAGAAGTCGCTGAGCTCTTGCGTTGGAACGGAATGATCACCGGAAAGAAGATGCAAAAGTGCACTGAGTGCATCCGGCAACTTCTCGCTGATATGCGACAAGAGCTAAACGCAAGCGAAGAGTAAACAAAACCAAAGCATGAATACAAAAAGAGTGAAGATCTCAGAGGTGAAGATGAACCCTTCAAACCCTCGAACGATCAAAGATGAAAAGTTTGCAAAGCTTGTCAAGAGCATCAAGGAGTTTCCGGAGATGCTTGAGATGAGACCGATCGTGGTTAATCAAGACATGATCGTGCTCGGTGGAAATATGCGACTGAAAGCTTGCAAGGAAGCAGGTCTCAAAGAGATACCGATCATCATCGCAGAGATCCCGGAAGAAAAGCAGAAGGAGTTCATCATCAAGGATAACATCGGATACGGAGAGTGGCAGTGGGACATGTTGGCAAATGAGTGGAATGTCGAAGATCTCGAAGAGTGGGGACTTGATATCATCGGGTTTGATTTGAATCAGGAGAATCTTGATACTGAGTTCGATCTCGAGGACGGAGACAAACCACCTTTTCAGCAAATGACTTTCACTCTTGCTGATGAGCAAGTCGAAGCGATCTCTGCAGCTCTTGATCGGATGAAGAAAACGGAAGAGTTCAAATACGTGGAGACCTTTGCGAATGAGAATCAAAACGGAAACGCACTATATTTACTTGCGATGTCATGGGTAGAGCAAAGGAAATAACGATCAAGGTGATCCCTTCAAAGATCGCGAATGAATTCGTGAAGAAGCATCATTACTCCGGTAAGGTGGTCTCGCTTTCATGCTTGCACTTTGGAGCTTTCCTTGATGGAAAACTGCACGGAGTTCTGAGTTATGGTGCACCAATGGATAAAAGGAACGTGCTCTCTCTTGTCGATACCGGAAAGAAGTCGCTGAATGAAAAGTGGAATGAGATGCTCGAACTCAACCGCATGGCGTTTGATGACTATCTTCCGAAGAACTCAGAGAGCAGATGCATCGCGATCACTCTGAAGCTGATCCGGAAGCAAGCACCGCATGTCAAGTGGATACTCAGCTACTCCGATGCAACTCAGTGCGGAGACGGCACGATATATCGCGCAAGCGGTTTCCTTCTGACGCAGATCAACAAAAACTCCACTATTTGGAAACTCGCATCCGGAGCAGTGGTCGCAAAGAGAGGAGACTCGAAGTATAATTTCAACGGAGCGAAACCTCTTCAAGGATATCAGAACCGATACATCAAGGTGCTCGATCCGGAAGCAAGGATCAGCGTTCCCGTGATCCCTTTCGAGATGATCGATCGCATGAACGCAGGAATGTACAAGGGGAAAAAAATATCCCTCCGTGATCGAAGGGATAACTTGAGCGAAGCAGTCGACTCGAACGCCAACTCTGAGCAGGAAGCTCAGCATGATACCAATTTCACCAACTTCGCAGAACGAAAATAGTCAAAAAGATGAAAGCTCTCACAATGTTGATAATTTTAGCGGTGGCTACTTTTCTCTGCTTTGCACTTTTGGATCTTCTAACTCAAATAAATAAAACCAAAGACGATGAATAAAGACAAACTCCTCGGAATCGCGATCATGATCGGTGTTCTTTTTGCGAGCATAGCTCTCTCAATCAGCATCTCCTATTTGATCATGACTTACCCTCATGAAGCGATGCACGTTGCTTTGATCGTGGTTCTTTCAGCGATCCTTTTCTCGATCATCTCACGACTGATCATGAGAAACGAATGATGACGATCGATCGAGGAGCTTACATCCTCATGATGAGTCACGATCCCTGCGAGATATTCACGCACCTTGAAAAGGAAGAGGTGCAAGGAATGAGATACTCCGACTGCAGGGACTGCTCTGATGATGATCCGACCTATCTGCTCGGTATGGTTGCGATGCATGAAGAGAAAGGAAAACCTTTTGTCTTCCTTAATCTCAGCAAGTGCGAAAACCCGGTGCTCGGAACTTGCTTGATCTTTTATGAGATGACAAAGCTCGCGTTCCTGCTCTTCGGAATGACGAAGTATGATCCGGAAAGGATAGACGCAGTATTAAATCAAGCAGAAGCTTGCACTCTTGATGCGATCGAGCTCATTCAAAGGTTGCAACTCGACAAGATTCGACATAATTAAAAAAAGCATGAACCTCCTCACTCAAAACTCAGATCTCAAGCGAACCGGAATCTATTCGTGGACTCTTCCTGCTCATGTGCAGAAGCTCGCATCCGGAGAGTTTTTCAATACTTGTCCGAACGCAGGGATATGTGCTGCGTTTTGCTATGCGAAGAGCGGAACGTATCAATTCAAGAACGTGAAAGCTGCTCACATGGAGAAGCTCATGCTCGCTCTTCATAACCTCTCGCTCTTCAAAGAGATGATGATCGAAGAGCTGAAGAAGAAGAAGTATCGAAACCGCTTCATCCGGATACATGATGCAGGAGATTTCTTCTCAAAGGAATACGCTGAAGCTTGGTGCGATATAGCTCAAGCATATCCGGAGGTAAACTTTTATAGCTATACCAAAGAAGTCAGCTTGATGAAGCAGCTCAAGCGAGCAGAGAAAATACCGGAGAACTTCACTCTCATCTATAGTTATGGTGGCAAGGAAGATCACCTGATATATCCGGAACTTGATCGGCACTCTGATGTTTTTACCGATTATACGGAGATGATCGAAAGAGGATACATCGACATCGAGGAGGATGATTCACTTGCTGCGACTTCTCCAAACTTCCGGATCGGTCTCTACCGAAATAATATCAAGCACTTCATCAAAAAGCAAGGTGATCGATCCTTCCGATCATGGCAGGATCAAGTGCGAGAAAGGAAAGCAAATCAAAAAGAAAGCAAATCATGAGCGAAGAAGTAGCGATCAAGGATCAAGCATCATCTCAAAAGAAGAAAGCGATGATCGAAGCACTCGAGAAGTCGCTCGGAGTGGTGACCACTGCAGCGAAGCAGATCGGAATTCATCGAAGCACGCATCACTTGTGGATGCAAAGCGATCCGGAATACGCTGAAGCAGTTCGCGATCTCAAAGAAGTCGCTCTCGACTTCGCTGAGTCTCATTTGCATCAGAAGATCAAAGCAGGAGATACCGCATCGATCATCTTCTTCCTGAAGACGCAAGGAAAGAAGAGAGGATACATCGAGCGTCAAGAGATCACCGGAGAAGAAGGAGTTCCGATTATTCAAATCGCAGGAAATTTGTAGCATCATTCCGTTTCTAATAATATACAAGTATGAAGATAGCAGTTCCACTCAGCTCAGATGACGTAACCCTCGATCAGTTTTGCAAATATCAAGCTGCAAAAAGCGATATCGAACGGGTCATGGCAATCTCAGGAAAGACTCGCAAGATCTGCGAAGGGTTTCAAGTATCAACTTCTCAAGAGCTGATCTCAAGCTTTGAGTTTGCGATCACTCGAGGAGCTCCAAAGCATGAGCAGACTTTTCTGATCGAAGGGATGCGACTCGGGTTCATCCCGGATCTCAACTCGATCAGTTTGAAAGAGCACATCGACCTCGATACTTATGCGAACTTGATTTGGAAAAAAGATGATGAACCTGATTACTCGCAGCTTGTGGAATTGATGAGCATCCTCTTCCGTCCGGTGCAAGGAATCATCGGAGACAAGTATGAGCTCGAAGAGTATAACGGAAGCAGAAAGCGACTGCACATGGATCGCGTGAAGCAGATGAGCATGAGCAGAGTGAACGGAGCGTTGGTTTTTTTTTCGACTATTGTAAAAGAATCCGTGCTCGATGGAGTCGAGTCTTTAGTGGAGGAGATGAAGAAGGAGATGATGACGGAGGAGCTTCCTTCTTCGGTATAGGTCTCGGTCGGTATGGGTGGCTACATATCATCGAGAGCTTGAGTGATCGCGATATCACAAAGTGGGATCAGATCCTCGAGAGAAGAGCAAGTGAGATCTTTACGCATCTCACATACTTGAAAGATTACAATCAAATGAAGAAGCAGATGCTTAGTAAAACAAGATGATAAACCAAAGCACATACAATCAGATAGTCGCTCGCTTTGAAGCTTTCGCATCCGGGCACTTCCTTATTCGTCAGTTCACTCATGGATCTCTTCAGGAGATGATCGAGCAGATCCCGGAGTCGGGATACCCTCTCATGCACATCGAGCTGACTTCGGTCGAGTATCAAGCAGGTATGAGATCCTTTCGCTTCACGATCATCTTCGCAGATCTACCTCGAGATAAGGAAGTCGCGAATGAATATCAAAGAGAAGCGATCAGCGACATGATTCAAATCGGAGAAGATCTGATCGCGGAGATCCGGAACGGAGGAGTCATCTTCGGGTTCGAAGCAGAGATCGATCCGAACGTGATCTTCACTCCTTTCGTTGCAAGCTATACTCATACGCTCGCAGGAGTTACTCTTGATCTTGCGATCTCTCTTCCTTATTCATGGACTGCTTGCGATATCCCTGCAGAGTGGAGTGTTCCCGGTTCGGGATCTTATGCTCCCGGAAGCGGAGGAGGAGCTTTGCTCTTGAAAGTGAACGGAACTGCGAACGTGGTTCAGTCGGTGCTTGATCTCACTCAGGGATCAAACATCACGATCGAAGATCTCGGAGACGGAAGAGTGAGGATCTCTGCAGCAGGTGATCTCGCATCAGCGTGGGGATCGATCATCGGAAACCTTTCGGATCAAACTGATCTGCAGGATGCTCTTGATCTCAAAGCAGATCTCTCTTCTCTTTCTGCAGTTGCTTTCTCCGGAGATTACAATGACTTGTCAAACCTTCCTTCGATTCCTGCAGCGCAAGTGAACTCTGATTGGGATGCGACAAGTGGAGTGGAGGAGATCTTGAATAAACCCTCACTTGCAGCGGTTGCCACAAGTGGAGATTACAATGATCTCGCGAATCTTCCTACTATCCCTTCGGAGTTACGCGACCTGAGTGATGTTGATATCATCAGTCCTCAGCAAAGCGATACTCTTTTGTTCGATGCACCTTCGAACGAGTTCATCAATGGTCAGTTAGCAGCGGTCGCATACTCGAACGATTACAATGATCTGAGTAATCTTCCTTCTCTTCCTTCTCCGATCGGAGACATGCTCAAGAGCACATACGATACCGATGCTGACGGAATCGTGGACAAAGCTGAGACGATTCAAATCATTGTGCGAAATAGCACCGGATCAACTTTGAGCAAAGGATCGGTTGTCTATTTGAGTGGAGCTACCGGAAATAGACCGAACGCGATTCTCGCAGATGCTTCTTCGGAAGCAACAAGCAGCAAGACGATCGGAATCGTGGTGAGCGATATATCAAATAACTCAGAAGGAAACGTGGCGGTGAATGGAACTCTGCATGATTTGGATACTTCTGCTTTCACTGAAGGTGCGACTCTTTGGCTCAGCGAAACTCCCGGTCAGGTGCAGCAAAATAATCCTCCTGCAGAACCTGCTCATGCGGTTTTCATC